GAAGACCTAGGGAGAGTGCCAGCTTTCCGCCACCCATCCCGTAGGCCACGCCGAGATTAATTATCTTCGCCTTCTTGCGATACTTGGGATCAGACCACTCCTGAAGAAGCGAGGCCACGTTCTTGCGCGTCTCGTCGTGTAAGTCGGTGTAAGGATTCTGCCTAAAGCGCTCGGCCATCTCGAACGCCTTGTGACAGCCGGTGACCTCGGCGAAGTGAACCGTCAGGCGAGGCTCCTGCGAGGAGTAGTCCATGACGTGACAGAACTCACCCTCCTCGGGTAAGATCATGCTGCGAACCATCAGTCCGAGCTCAGGATCTTTCTCGGGAGAGGGAAAGTTCTGGAAGTTCGGCTGCGAGGAACTGAACCGGCCCGACAGCGCGCCCTTGACGCCAGCCTTCAGCTCCTTGCCCAGAACGCCGCCAGACTCGTCGTCCTTCTTCAGAGGATTGAAGTTCGGGAAGATGCGTCCACCTTCCTGCAAGTTCAAGAGATTGTTTTCTAGGAAGGTGGATCTGATGTTGTTCGTCTTACGACCACGAAGAATAGCGTCTGAGACGGGGTGCTGTAGCGAGCGCAGCCAGTCAGCAGTGATACTCGGCTGCTCGGTTTTCTCGGTAAGACCGTACTTGATGCCGAGCTTGTCGAAGATGCGAGAGAGTTCATTAGCATTGTCCCAGCTACCGACTGTGATGCCGGTCTTATCTCTGATGAACTTTCGAGCCTCGTCCTCCGCAGCTACGAGAATACGCTGCTGCACTTCTATGCCCGCGACGTCTACGCGAACACCGCGCATCCGCATGTCCACGAGCATTGGAATCAGATCACACTCGAGATGATAAACGTCCCAGAGGTTCTGCTCTTCCATGATGGGATTGTAGAAATCCCAGAGCTCTCTAGTGATCGCCACGTCCTCGCGACCATAGATGCCGACTACGTCTGGATGCACCCGCATGAGATGCATCTTGATGTTGTCAGCCTTCGTGTTCTTCACGCCGAGCTTCTTCGCAGCCTCGGCCAGCGCCCGCTCGTCCTTTCCTCGGCCGATGAGGTCTTTAGCCAGACGATCTAGCTGATAGTTCGGACGATGCTCGTCCACCAGTGGTGCCTGGAAGCTTACGTCCTCTATTCGCCCTCTGATCTTGATGCCCTCGGCCTGAAACCAGCCGACGTCGTACTGAGCGTGGAAGAAGATCTTCGGCTGGGAATCGTCCTTCGTCAGCTGCTGACTGAGCCAGGACTTAATCTTCACTGGATCTAGGTTCCCCTCCGTGTGACCAATCGGAAGGTACTCGTGAAAGTTGTCGGCGTGCACCGCGATGCCGATTATCTTGCCACCGTTCTGGCCCTCGCGAGAGTATGACCAGCCGGAGCCGCGGACTTTTAGAAGAGGGTCGTGAGTTTCGTTGTCTAGTGTGATCGGCCCATGCAACTCGGGCAGGTCACTGAACATATCCAGCATTGACGTCGGCTTTCGCTTACTGCGACTACCCTTCGGTCTCGGAGGGCTGTCCAGAAGCTCTTGTATAAAGCTTGTTTGTTCGCTGGACAAGGTTAAGCCGCCAGCGCCTGAGCCTTCTCGAGCAACAAGACCATGTGCTTGCGAGCTAGCTGGATGCACAGGGTCGAGTCCCACGTGCACAGATGTGAGATCGCAAGCTGTTCATCCCGGTCAGTAATGTCGTTCTGGTCGAAGAACATCTGGAGATCGCTGTAGGGTGCACGACCCGTCGGCTTGTAGTCGTACTCTGCTATGACTTCCAGAATCTTGTCGCAGTAGTGGACCCCCTTCTGCAAGTCTTCCAGACCATTCTTCTTGCGCCAGCGCGAGGCATACTTGGAGGCACAGCCCTCCAGATAGCCGATCTTGTTCTTGGCGATCAAGTCCCAGTGCTGGAACTTCGCGCCCTTGTAGTGAGATCCGCCGTGCTGAATTTCGTTGGCTGAAAGCTTCTTGTCGGGGTCGGGATTTATGAGAGTTGCGTCAGCCCGAGTGCAATCGCAGTATCCCCCGGATTGTCCGCAGCGAACACAGTTCCCAGGACGGCAGTTGTCATAATGTCCCATGTCTACTTCCTCGCCTCTCTCCAGTATGAGTCTATGTTGCGGCGCATCTCAACGATGCTGTCGAACACTCCGGGAATCGCCAGGAAGCGATCTCTGAACTGTTCTAGCACGAGGGTCATCTTGTCCCACGCCCGCTTGTAGTAGATCTCGGTGAACTTGTTGCCGAGCATGCGCTCCTGAATCATGCTGATGCAGAACTCCGCGCGATCACATAACTCGACCAAGCCCCACTGAACCTCGTCCACCGACTCAAGGAGCTGAAGCAAGGTGTCGGGGAGACGAGCCTTCATGTGGGCGCGCTCCATCCGATCCATCTCGGATTCCAGCACCGGATTACCCCACTTCACAGGTCCGGGCATGTCGCCCGTAGCCTTCTCTCCGAAGTCGTGGAGCTCGGCGGCGATTAGAAGCTGACGAGGCGCGTCAGGCCACAACATCAGAATGAGAAGAACGACTCCCCAAGTGTGCTGACTGACGAGATTAGACTCGATAGCCTCCATCGTGTGATAGCGCCTGACGGTGCCAGAGCGCCACGCCTCGACAAAGTCCATTACGCGGCCTTCCTCTTTTCTTTAGCTTTGTGAACCTTGTCCGTCAGCCAGCCGATGCAGGCGGAGCGGAGAGCCTCGGACTTGCACTCGTTGAGAATCTCGATAGCCAGATCTACACGAAGCTCGATGGGGGTGTCTAGGCCGATGCGTCGCTTCAGCTTGTAGATCTTGTATGCCTCGACGATCGGTTTGACAACTTTGTTCAGATACGTTCCCGCCTCGGAATCAGGCACGACGTGAGAGTTGACGAAGTTCTTCAGGGGATTCATGCCCAGGGTGAGACCGTACTCGCTCAGAGATCTGTCTTGCTCGGGCGATTCGAACCTATTCTTCAGGCCCTCGGAGAACTCGTCCATCCGCTGCCAGCAGCGCTTCGAGACGGGATTCTCCAGGTACAGGTGCATGTTCTTTGAGAACTGATAGTAGGTGCCGAGCGCTAGTCCGGCGTGATGCGCGATGTACTCATGCAGCATCGACATGTGAAACAGATTGCTTCCCATCGCGCCGTAGATTAAATCGTTGCTGCGATTGGTCACCGTCATGTCGAGGAAGTATCCGCCTGTGAAACCCTGTCCGGCAGGTCTCGTGTCGAACATGATGTTCTGGTTGCACGCGAAGTCCTTGCCGCTCGGCTTCTTCAACTCCTCGGGATCCCAGATCTGAAGGACGATGCGGCGATCCTCGGGATTCTTGCGAAGCTTGTCCACGACGTACTGGAGCTGGTCCATCTTGAAGTGGTGCCGCCAGCGAAAGCCGTAGGGTGCCGCGAAGGTCTTGCCGTCGTCGGAGTACTGCTTGAACTGCTCGTTGAAGAGATCAAGCGGGGCGACCGTGTTGAGACCTGCGAACATCCACATGGTCTCGATCAGATGAAAGAAGTGGTTGGCGTCGCGCACGGGATGATCTAGGACTCGCCGGCGAGGATTGGGGTACTCCAGGCACACCGGCTTGGGAAAGCGAATGACGGGGCCGTTGCGGCTGTCGGTGATGATGCCCTCGGTCCTGAGCGCCTGCATGACGCGGCCGAGTCCCTCGTTGGGACAATCAATCTCAAAACTGTACATCTATAGTCCTGTTCTAGTACCGTCGGGGTACACGCCGATTAAAGATCCGTCTGGCTGAAGCTGTGGCTCGAGATAGTGACGAACGCGTGTCTCGCACTCCACGAAGAAGCCGACGTCGTTGCGGAAGACCTTCTTCCGAGACCATGCGGGAATGCACGGAAAGTCGCCGTCACAGACCACGTAGCCACCTTCTCGGAGCTCCGTGAGTTTGATGTAGGTCCTTCCCTGCTTGTCCCGCATCAGGACCTCCGGAAGCTGGGATTGATGAACTGAGGATCGCGCGTCTGGTACGCCTTCTTCCACTGAACGCGGACGTCCTTGCGCTTGCCAGCGAAGCCTCCTGAGCCGGTCTTGGGTTCCTTCTCTACGACTTTGACCGACTTCGGATGAAGTTCCGCAAGGCGCTCAGCCGCCGCCGCCTGAGTCTCGCTAGTTCGGTAGTGGCTGAAGCCTCCTGGAGCTCCGCTTCCTTTGCACTGATCCCACGCAGCATCCGTGATAACGACGTTTTTCTCGCCTTTCTCGAATAGCGAAAGAACGACATGGTAGTCCTCCATCATGTCAACGTCGTCATAGCGAATTCCGTAGTGCCTCAGCGCCTCCGGCAGAACGCAGTGAACGGCGTTCATCCGCTCGATGTAGAGTTCTGTCTCGGGGAAAGCCCAGTTATTTCCCTGACGCGGAGACAGTCCGGCGTGAACAACTCCATTCGCCGGACGTCGGACCAAATCGTTGAGACGCCTGAAGATATACTCAACGTCCTCGCCAGCCGGACGCAGATTGTGGGCTTCCGGCGACTTGCGGACGAAGAACGCCAGATCGTCGTCCAACATAATCACAGGCTCGTCCGGGTTTGCAAGCTTGTCGACAATCCACTGCCGCACAGCGGCCAACCGCACAGGGGGCCGCGCCACCGCTGTTCGACGAGCAGCTCGATGGGCCTCGACCTCCTCCGGTGGGCATACCAAGGTGGTAACACCGCGGAGGGCTGACGTCAGATTATCCCACGTAAACTGAGCATTGACGCGGTCACGCGTCGGTATGTAGATCTGCATATTCTAGGCTCCTAGTCTCTTGCGAAGCATTCTAGCTAGATTAAGTGCGGCTCTTTGATCTGGTGTTGAGACGCCCATCTCGAGACGATCAATTATCTGGTTGAGTTGATCGACAGAGGCCTTGGTTCTCCAGATTCTTTCCTGGTTCCTCGCCCAGATAGAATTGCGAATTACGTCGAGCAGACGACCAAATCTATAGCGAATCTGCATTCTCAGTCTTTCCGTATCGGCAGGGTTGTGAAATCCTCGTTGAAGTGAAGTCCGAGTTGTTTTGCTCTCTTCTCAAATTCTTCGCGAGTCTTGATGTTACAGAGCAACTTGTCAAGGACTATGTCGATAGTTCCTACGTTCTTCCCCACACGAACAACTACGAACATTCTCGCAGCTGCGAAGTCGGGAAGATCCAGCTTGTCAGAGTCAGCCATCCTGCCGATTCTCAGCCTTTCTAGTCTTGAACTCTGCTCTCGTCAAACCACTTGACGACGAGTTCCCCTTCCTCGAACCGGATGCGCTCGGTGAGCCACTCGTCGCCGCGAAGTACTGGCTTGTCGTCCTTCATGCGATGTCGAACTAGCCACCCCTCGTCCATATCGTATCGCAGGACTCTCGTCTGCTGAACTCCGTTGAGATACAAGCGAACATTCGTGACGTCGGGATTAGTTCCGACGTCGGCTATATCAAGCTTGCGTGGAGGCTCTCTCATGCCACTTCCTTTTAGCGCAGGGTGTCTCAAAAGACCAGTGGTTTTGCCTTGCGATAGTCGTATCCCGAGCGTGGCCGACCCTCTCCGTTCTTCACACGGAGATACTTGTCCAACTCGCAGAGACAGAACTGAACGTCCGTGACGCCGAACTTAACGCCAATCTCGGGCATGTAGTCCTCGAACGCGCGATCTGCTGAGAGCTTGACGAGGAGCGCCTGCATCTCGTGCTGAGCCTGAGCCTGCGTCAGCCCCTTCTGCAAGGGACGATCGTGCAGACGGTTGAGACCACGGATGGCTCCGGGTCCGGCCGGCGACCACGTTAGCTTGTCGGTCGCATGCTCCAGCACCGGAGTCAGCAGCATGTCCAGTGCAATCTCCTTCGCCATGAAGGCACCGATTCCCGGTAGCGTCTGGAGAAACTCGCAGACGACCTTCCACGAATTGTGATTCTCGGCCAGACGTACGATCTTATCAAGATTCATACGGTACGGCGTCAGGAACTGCGACACCACGACGTTTTGCTTCGGGTCTGTGCTCCCAGCGTTCGTGATGATGTACGCGCCTGTGAAGACCTTCTGGTGATTGCGGAGACGCTCGGAGGCGCGACGAATTAGGAAGTCAGGATCCCACGAGTCTTGGAAGCCGACGTCCTCCAGAAACTCGATACTTCCGAAGTAGCGGGCGATGGCGCAGTTGAGCGCCAGAATCTGTTTTGACGTATTGCCTCGCCGCGGATTGTACCAGTGTTTGACGAGCCACTGCGTCGTGCGATCGTAGATCCGCAAGATGTTGGTGAACTTGTAGCGGCTGAGAATGGGGTCTCCCGTCCAGGGTCCCGGCTCTCCGCGAGCGCGCTTCTGCCGAATTAACTCGCGCTCATTAAGATAATGAACGAATGTCTCGTAGTTCTCTTGGTTCACAGCTCTTCTCCGCCTCGGGCAGAAAGAAGGGCGAGTGCCTTACCGACACCCGCCCTTCTCTGGTGACAGGAACGGAGTCGGGCTTATTCGGCCAGACCGCCGTCGCTTCCCGTCGCGGTCGTCGGCTCGCCAGTCGCCTGCGACTCGACTTCTTGCAGACGGCTCAGACCGGCCTGCGTAAGGAAGACGTAGGTCGCTTCGTCGCCGCCCTCGCCGCGAGACTCGGTGCGGACGAGGCCGTCCTTCTCGAGCTTCTCGATCTGGTTCTGCACCGTCTTGGACTTCTTGCCCGTCTCGGTCACGAAGTCCTTGATGGTGATCTGGGTGTTGTCCAGATCGCCGGCGTCCGCGACTTCACCGCGCGTACGGATGAAGTTCAGCGCGTCGATTTCGGCCTGCTGCGCCTTGGTCATCTTCTTGGGCTTGGGCTCCTTGGCCTTCGGCTCCGGCGCGGCGATCGAGTTGTACTCGGCCGCCTTCTCGGGGTCGTTGGTGAGATGACCGTAGCGCTGAACGGCGTCGCGAACGTAGGCCCGAATGTACGAGGGGCCGTAGCCCTGCGACTTCTTGGGCTGGAAGTTCTCCAGGAGATGCTTCTCCAGGTCCGAGTAGGCGACACCCTCGCCTCCCGGAGCGCCGCCGAGATCATTCGCGGCGGAGCGAATTGCGTCCACGACCGAGCCAGCACGAACCGCCGTGGGGCCGACCCACAGACGCTTTTCGGTATCGAGTTTCGTTGCCATGATAACTTCTTGCACTCCTTTCTAGTGGCGTCTGGAATTAGAACGCCTTTTCTTCTCCGGGATTGGCGTCGTCGCGCTCATCGTCGACAGCACCCTTCACCTCGCCGGCGTCGACCCGCTTACGCAGCTCGCTCGCGGCGCGAAAGATCTCTTTTCCGTTCGGGAGATCCTTCACCTTCGGCCCCTCCTCGATGAGGAAGCCATACCACGAACCCTTGTCGTTAGACTCGGGCACGGTGGTAATCTTGTACGAATAGAACCACATCGCAGGCCGGAAGAGCTGCTGCGTCTGCGGGTGACGCTCCATCCGATTGTTGATGGTGGTGGCCCATCCGCGGCCCTTGCGAGCCTGCACGCCGGAGAAGTTAAGCACCGCGGCTTCCCACTCCTGCGTCTCGGGATTGACGAGAAGGATGAAGTACTGGAGCGAGTCCGTCACCTCGTTACCCTGCTGGTCAAAACGCTTGCCCGCGTTCTTGTCACCCTCCGGAAGTGGAGTGATGGAGTTGTAGACCGACGGGTCGTCCCCCATGTCGTACGCGGGTCCTGCGTTGTTCGGTCGCCACGCCATGTAGCGATGGCTGAACCCAACCGGAACAGCGAGAAAACCCTTCTCGCCGCTGTACGTCTTGCGCGTCGCGGAATTGACGAACATGCCCTGCTGAGCGCCTTCGAGAAACTTCGCGTGATTACGCTGAAGCTCCTTGGACAACGCCTGAATGATCCGCACATAAGGGATCAGGAAGTCCGTCTGCTGGAAGTCGCTCAGCCCTGCGCCAGCGTCGGCGAAGAAGTCGTCGTCCGCCGCTGCGAGATCTGTGGATTCCTGCCTTGTCGCGAGTTCGGTACCGCCAGCCTTGGTATCCGTCTCGTCCGCTTTCGGTTTTGCCTTATCTTTCGTTTCAGCCATTAGGCTCTCCTCTGGTCACTGGCTTACCGCCAGACGCTCAACTATAAACACCGTTGCTCACAACGCAAGGGATATTTTGTTCAAGAAAGTTACTTAATGACGGCCTTGTCGCCGAAGAAGACTCCCCACTGATCTAACGGGAGCATCCTGCCGTTGGTAATCTGCTCTCGCGCGAACGCCATGAAGGTTTGGGGGTGAATATCCAACTTCGTGGAGGGATCAAACCCGAGCTTGACGAGAGCTTCTTTCGCCGCCTCGGCCTGCTGGGTGTCTCCCTTCTGGAACTGAAGAGCTAGAGTGCGCTTGATAATGTCGCTGTGACCATGCTCGTCGAGCCATTCGTAAGCCTTCTCCTTGGACTCAGCCGGAATGGCACCTACGACGAACTTGGTGGAGACCTTGAGACCCTCCAGCGTGGTGATCTCCCTGACGCCCGCCTGCTGGAGAAGCTGCGGAAGCTTGCGAGTTTCGATCTCCGTCTTGCGTTTACCGAGCTCCTTGATCTTGTTCTGGAGTTCCATGATCTCGCCCTCGATCTGACGATGCTCGCGCGCGAGATTAGTAATGTGCGCCTTGAATCGCTCGGAACCAGTACCTGAGTCGGCTTCCTCGAAGAAGTCAACATCGTCGTCGGGGGCTGCGTCTTGCATCACTCGTCCTCTTCTAGCCTTACTTCTACAGGAGAATAGAACCCAGTCACAGGTTCTCCCGGTTTTGTATGGTGGTTTTTCTCAAAGCGCAAGTAGCGAAACTTTCGGATGCCTAGGTCAAGCATGACCATACCGGCTACGATTGCACTGAGAGGATCTCCCCCAGCCCAGACAATAAAGTCGTGGAGAGGGTCAAAGTCGGATAAAGCCCTGCGTAGACGATCCATAGATAGCTCTGGGTTAGAGCAAGTGCGATCTCCTGCGGAGAGCACGAATTGAATCTGTCCATACACGGCTGCGGGACTAACGTCAGCCTGATGGCGGGTTGCCTGAAGCACATATACTTTACTCGTCATCTGCGAAGAGATCCCTTATGTCTATGATATTCTCGGCGATAGACTTCTTAGCCTTCAGAACTGCGTCAATGCGATCGTCCACCGTCTTCGGCGCTATGAGATAGTGATAGTTGACGACGTTGTGCTGCCCGATACGGTGACATCTATCGTTGGCCTGGAGCTCTGCCTCAAGTGAGAAGTCACGACTGAACCAGATGACCTCGGAGGCCACGGTGAGATTGAGTCCAGTACCACCTGACTTTGGGGAGCTGATAAATACTTTGACGTTGGGATCATTCCGAAAGCGATCAATATTCCCTTGGCGATCTTGCTGAGGTGTGGTTCCGACATAGTCCACCCATCCAATCTTAGCTGCGTTCAGCGCCTTTGTGAGAATACGCCAGTCACCCTGGAACTTAACCCAGACGATGACTTTACCCTGAGCCTCTTGAATGATGTCTATCGCGCGATCAACGCGATTCGTGGGGAACTCCTGATACACTTCTGGCTCGATAATCCTTCCAGTCTCAGGATCCTTCTTGGGATGCTTCCAGACGAAGCCGCTGATGATCTGTTGTAGACGGATGAGACGAGTCACCGCCATGCGAGCTGTCAGGAGCCCAGCCTCTAGATCGACGAAGAATTCCTTCTTCATCTTGGCGTAGAGTTCCTTCTGCTCCGGCGTCAGGAGAACCTCCTGCCGAATGAAGTTCTTCTCCGGTAAATCGAGACACTCGGACTTGAGAACTCTGAAGCTGTAGGAGTCGATCTTTCTCTTCAGCTCGTCCTCGTTGATGTAGCCGACGATCTTCGAGAATCTGCGCTTCTTACCCTTGGCGTCGGGTTTGCCGACCTCGATCTGCTGAAGACGACAGAAGTGATTGCGGAATGCGTAGAAACTATCGTAGCCGAGGATATTCTTGTCGAGGAAGAAGAACTGAGTGTAGAGATCTTCAACACCCTGCGAGATTGGCGTTCCAGTGAGAATTCGGCGATACTTCGCCAGCTTGCCAAGGTTCAGGAGATTCTGAGTACGCTTTGAGGTACCGTCTTTAATCCGGCTGCTCTCGTCTACGACGAGCATGGCCTTCGAGGAGAGAAGTAGCTCTTGCAGCATCTCTTCTCCGCTCTTGTGACTCAGCATGTCGATATGAATGGCAATGATCCTGAGACCCTGCCTAAAGAGCTTTGCTTTGCTTAGTCTGAGAGCTTCCGCAGGCGTGGGGTTTGCCACCGTGTACCCACCGGCCCACGGCACAGAGGGGCTTAAATGCTCAGGTACTTGCTCATTCACCCACTGCGCGTGGACTCCGTTCGGTGCGATGATGATCAAAGTGTCTATCTTGCCGTTATCTCCTCCGTTGAGAAAGATGTCGGCAGCGTCGTCCAGCAGAGCCTTAGTCTTTCCGGTACCCTGTTCCATGAAGTAACCGAAGGCAACCTTCCCTCTGGCGAGAACATTACACTGGAGCTGATGTTCGTAAGGCTGATGCTTGTAGGGGAAGCCGAAGTCAGTGGGAGTAAGAAACCTAGCGTCGCGAGTAGCCTTCTCAACCTCGCGCATCTTCTTGAACTCTTCGACGAGGTTTGCCGCAGGCCCGCGCCACTGCACGTTTAGACGCGTGTCGAGGAACTCTAGGTTGCTCCTCGAGAGCTCAATGAAGGGCTTGCCCTGTACGTACCGCTTGCGGCCCGGAAGCTCTGAGAGAGCGTTGAAGACGTGCGGAGGAATGTGCCCGTCTATCCAACCCTTCTTCTCGTCTGACTCAATGATTACTTCTATGCTCACCCGACGCCAATGCTTTCTAGAACCCACGCGGAGCTGTGAGTGTTGTACGCATCGAACGAGATGGTACGACCTTCCGTGAGGGTACAGTATAGTAGATTCTTTTGAAGCCACTGCTGAGCAGTAGGATCAGTCTCTAGGCAGGCTAAGATCTCGCGAGCACCGCCACGCCAGTAGTTGAACTCGTAGATATTGTCGTACATCTCTTGGCGAGACGAGAAGTCGAGCTTGACGTTGGCTCCTGTGATCACAGGCTGTGCATCCACGACCAAAGCTCCGCGATCAGTGCGCTGCCTAGGCGAGTTATCCTGGAACGTGAACTGCGAGCCGTACTGCCAGCCATTCGCAGGAGTGAACTTACTCCCGACGAAGAGTCGACCGATCGTCGGGAACACTCCTGCAATCTGCGTGTTGGGCGTGATGCGAAGATAGCGAGCCGTGACTGGACTTGACAGATTGAGGAGAGTGTGATTCACTCTCAACATGTTCTTTTTGTTCTGCGTCGTCTGCCCAGAGATCGCGTGGGCCAGCGCGAGACCGTTGTAACGCGTCGTGTACGAGATGTTATCCGTGCTGGTCTCGATTAAGAGAGTGGCTGTGTCGCTGAGATTAGTGTAGATGAGCGAAACCACGTCGAAGGAATACGAAGCTCCAAGATCCCACAGGATGACGGGATTCTGGATGGTGGACGTGAATACCTGAGTCGGGTCCATCGTGAGAAGATTGGACGCAGGAAAGTTGGCGTCCTGAGTAGAACAAGTCGGCGTGGTCGTCACCTTGTTGTAGTCAGGATGCTCGTCAATCGGAGCTGCGAAGAAGATTCCCATGTTACTGCGGCCCGAAGAGAGTTAGTTCGTCAAACAACGCGTTAGAGTCTGTCCGCACCCTCTTGACTATGAAGTTCTTCCCATTCGTAAATCCAAAACGAGGATACTTGATGGTAATCGTTGTTCCCACTTCGAAGGGAGGATAATTCTGCTTGTAGACGAAGCAGGCCCAAGTCCAGCGATCTAGCTTCCGGAGAGCAAGAACAGTCGCACCGAAGGTATTGGCGTCTGCAAGATTCTGCAGAAGAGTGTTATACTCAAACTCTACTGCAAGAGGATGCTTCGTCTGAATGCTCAAGTCTTCGATCGCAGGAGTAGTGCGGTACTCCTGCTGAGCAAACGCGATGCGGGTGACATCAATCGACATTTAGAGTGATACCTCCCGCATCGCTGGCCGTAGGCTTACTCGCCACGAAGGCGATCGACCGTGGCGTCCACGTGAGCATTCACGCGGGTCTCCAGTTCGTCACGCGTGGCCTGGAGTTCGTCCTGACTTGCACCGGCAGTTTCCTTGATGCCGTCGATCAGCTCGATTACAGCCTTTCCGGCGTTAATCGCAGGCGTGACGAGCGATGTGCCGGTGAGCCCCTCGATCACGGGACCGAGCTGACGTGCGATGTTGAGAATATTCTGGATGGTCTGATCCATTCCTGATCTCCTTCAGGCCGAGAGTTACTTGCCCAGAGCCGTCTTGGCTTGAGCGATTGCAGCCGTGGCCTCGTCCATCGCCTGCTGGTAGGTGGCGACTGAGCCAGCCTTCTGAGCGTGGGATGCCGCATTCACCGCAGCCTTCGCGCGCGTGAGCGCGTTGGCAATGGTCAGCGCCTTCGGGCTTCCCGGGACGATGAGCTTCGCGTCGATAGCCTGATCGACCAACGTGGCGACTGCGTCGAGCGAGAGGAACGCAATGCGAACGCCACGATCGTCGATAGCCGTTTGCTGAAGCGGCGCGGGCGATTGAGTCGTTCCCATCGTCTCGCAAGCTGCGAGCGGGAAGCTGAGCGCAGCCGCAGCAATTAAAATGAGTGCACGCATTCTTGTTCTCCTTACTTGGCGAGTTTCGCCACGTGATTGGGGACTTCCGGATCTGCTGCGACCGTGGTCAGCTGAGCACCGCGCTTCCAGGTCTTGTAGATGCCGTAGACGGCAGTGCAGAGTCCGACGAGACCGAAGATTGCGGCGACGACGCCACCGAGATTCGTCTGGACGTAAGTCACAGCGTCCACCGTCGCACCCTTGCCGATGAGACCTGCGAGGCCAGACAGAAAACCGACGATGACGACGAGATAACGAATCGCCGCCTGAAGCGCATCGGTGACGCCCTGAGCAGTCGTAACGACCACCGGCTCCTTGACTTGATCTGCCATCGTAAACTCCTTTCTAGCCGACGCTCTTTGCTGAAGGTTCCGGTGCGGGTGCGTCGATATTGTCCGAGCCGACCGGAGGAAGATAGACGTTCTTCGGTTCTGGCATCTCCTCCTTGGAGATCCAAGACATTCCTGCTGGCGCTTTCTCGCCTGATGCTTTTCGCAGAGCCTCAGCGATGTCACGTCCCCGCTTACCGCCCTCGTCTGCGAAGTTATTGATGCGAAGATGAGAAGCTGTGATAGCCATCTCAGCGCCCAGCATCAGAACCTCCCTGGAGAGTTCCTTCTGACGAGCGTAGATCATCTCCGCACTCTCGGAGACTGCGAAGGATGGAGATCTTCCCGGCTCCAGAAGCCGAAGAATGTGCTCCCTCATGTCCTCCGGGAAGGACTTCGGGTTATCCACTACGAACCTGAAGAGAACAGTCGCTGCCTCATCCGGTTGAGTAATGAATCTCGGCGACGCCATTCCCATCTCTCCTGCTACGAGCTGCTCCAGTGTAGTGCTGGATTGTTCTTTGGACAAGCGATTTGTTCGACTTAAGGCTGGCTACCCTCAGCTACCGAGACTGCATCTTCAACTTGTGCTGCCGTCGTGGCATTCGCCGCGTTGTAGCGAGCCACGAGTGCTCTCGCCCCCGCTAATGCGATCTCCTGCATGTCGGCTATGAGAAAAGTCTTTGCGAGGGAGAGGGCATTCACCATAGTGATTCCCGCCACCTGACTGATTCCCCAGAGAAATGGGTAACGCTCAGCCTGACCTTGAGTGTCTGCGGGAACTTTGTTGTCCGCTATGTCCTGCTCGGCCTTCTTGATGTCCCTCCACGTCTCGCACGTCGCTATGGCTGTGGTCAGCTGAGCCAACTCGGCCACGGCGTCTGTCTCAAAGCGATTGATGGATTCCATCGCAGCAGCTTTAATCTTCTCGAGATCGTCGACCCACGCGCCGTTGACGAGAGATTGAGTATCGCTGGCTGGTGCACCTTCAGCGACCACGACCCATCCTGGGTAGGGATTTTCCCACGCAACTGGTCCCTGCTCTCCGTTAGGTAGAGAGGGAGGCGAGAGATCAGCCTCGTCCACCACGAGGATCTCACCCTCGGGACTTTTGATAGTAACCATGTTCATGTGACCGTACCCGATCCATCTAGCCCAGCACTCTTACCTGCTGCGGTACAGCGCGCCCATAGCTCCCAGGTGTAGGCGGTGTTAGCTGTTAATCCCGTGTCAGTGCCAGAAGCAGAGACGCTACCGTCCATCGGTTCATAGTTGACGACAGACGCTGTGCCACTCCCTGTGGAGCCCTTCTGTATTGCGCTTCGCATCCACTTAAGCTCGACAGTCACTACGTCCGATTTATTCGCGGAATAATCCGTTATCGTAAAGTTGGAACTCAGACTCACCGAGGTCTGCGAAGCGCCGGTCGTGCCTGTCACTTGTCCGATCTTGATGAAGGTAGACGAACCGATGCCGGTGTTGACAATAACCGTCTGCGGTAGCGCACCACCGCCCGAGCTGCCTCCGCTTCCTCCTCCACCTGGAGGCGGGTCGGCTAGAGTCTTAGTGATTGTGCTCTGGAAGGCCCACATCATCGTACCAATGTAGGCGCGTACTTCGATCTTAGCCGTGGTGCCAGTCATGCTATTTAAGGCGAACACCCCTGTGCCAGTGTCGGCCGTGATCGTGTCGGTGTACTCAGTTGCACCCGCCGCGTGTCCGTTTACCGTTCCAGAAACGACCACATACTTCCAGGTCATACCAGAGGTGATTTGACCTGATTGATTCTGTAATTTGAAGTTCAAATTAGCAGGGAGATTTAGTGCCGTAGCACCAGTACTGTCGTATTGCGCCGTGAAGGTTGCGGGGCCGGTCACTTGATTCGCTAGCTGAGCGTCAGTCTCACTGACGGCCTTCTGCATGGCTTCAATCTGAGCCGAGTACGTGTTGAGTCTAGCGATGAGCATGTTGCGCCCAAGGGAAGCCGAGACTCCGAGAACAAAGTCGGGAACTCCCTTGATACTGATCGTGCCGGTCGGCGTTGTAGCGTAACCACCGAAACTCCCACCCGAGTCTGGTCCCGCGGCTGGATAAATTTCTGCGTGACTGTTAGCAGTTCCTGCCGGAGCAGTAGCCATAATCGCAATGACGTACCAGTCAGTACCTAGATCATAGATCGCACCCGCGTAGTTCGTCCCAGCAGCCACTCCAGACGTATCGACATTAATCGCGCCAGTGTAGGGGTTGAAGCGAACGTCTAGTCTCGAGAGAATAGTACCCGAGGAATCGGACATGTAGTTGCGAAGCATGGCCCAAGGCGCAGCAGCGGCGGCCTTCTTCACAGAAATTCCGATTGATGTACTGCCTCCCGGCCCGACCGAGACTCGAGCGTTTGAGTTATTGATCTGGCCGATCTCTGTCGTAAACGCGTCGTTCAGAACAGTATAGATCCCGCTCGCCGAGGTCGAGAGACTATTAGCTAGCGTCCACCCAGAAGGAAAGGTCTGCGCGGCTAAGGGAAGAGCCGTTGTGTAGATGATGCTGTCCGTCTTGGTATCGTTCCAAGCTGGAGAGATGCCGTTGAGATGATTTTGCCAATCTGTTCTAGCAAGATCAAGAGTAGAGACAGAAAGATTTAGCGCTACAGCTCTGGCTCTCACCAGCGCGTAGCGACTCTCTAGCTCAGCATTCCACGCAATCCAACTTGGCTTCTCGTCACGAGAAAGAACATTGTCCGAGATTTGATTTACTAGAGTTGAGGAGGCTGACGGATCTAACTCGGACAGAGAGGTTGCGGAAAAGTTGACCCACGAAGATCCACTCCAGCGCTTCAGTACGTGGCTGGTCGGCTCCCACCATAGATCCCCAACGGCGAAGGTGCCAGTCGGAGTCGTGGTGCTGATGTAGGTCTTGATCTTGCCGTCAGCCGTCGCCTGAGCTCCTGCCGCCGCCGTGAGAGCATCGACGATGCGCGTGTCGGAGAATGCTGCCCAGACTGTTCCAGTCCAGCGGTAAGTTTTGTTCGCATCATCTGTGTCAACCCAAACGTCGTTGACAGCCATCCCAGTCGTGGGAGCCGTCGCCTGGAAGAAGAACGTAGCGCCGCTAGAAGCGAATGAGCCGAGAATGCCTTCGGCATAAGCATCATTTCCGTGCTGAACCATGATGCGCTTCGTCTGCTTGACGCCATTCGCATCCGTGGCAGTCACGGCAATCCAGAAGACCAGAGGTGAGGTCGAGATGTTAGTGATTGAGATTGTGTTGGAGGAGACTAGAACTGTGTTGCCGAGATTATCTACGGCAGTGACTGTGATGGGATTGGTCGTGTTGAGACCTGATGGGGTTGCCGTAATCGTCTGTCCCGGCGGGGAAGGCTGTCCCGCGTCGTTGAAGTAGAAACGATCTGCACTGAGGGTCAGACCCATCTTCTGGAGCGGAGCTACTGTGTCCCTAACGAGAGTGAATGACTCGTCCCAAACGTACTCACCTATGTTGACGCGAACAGTAGCTGTCGCAGACGCCACGCCAGAGCTAGTGACGGTGATGGCTCCGGTCAAGTCAATAGCAATCCAGGACTCACCGTTGGGGATACTGAAGGTGGCAATCCCTAAGTCATTCACCTGCTGATCATTGAGGAAGACGTTCATCTTCCCCGCGCCGGAATAGTCAGGAGTTCCCACCGACGCGTCTACGTGATGATACTCTTTGTCAAGGTAGGCGTTGATGAGCTGCTTCGGAATTGTAAAGTCCGACGGCGGCTGGATCGTAGCGTTCTTGCCGTAGTTGACCTTCACGCGATACAGAGGTTTCGGTGAGGGAGCCTTACCGAGACTCATGATATCTTCAGCGCGGATGGTCGCGACCGGAGTGCTGAATTTGAAGATCTTGAAGGAAATCAACCCAGCGCGGGTAACGTACCAGAAGCCATTCGCCGACTCGGCTAAGGTCTCGACTAGCTCGTCGTACTGAAGATCCGGCTCCGGGAAGTAGATGCCCTCGAATGCGTAGGGGAAGTCTGTGGAGGCTTGAGTGAACGCCGCCGTGTCTAGCTCTCCGGTCGTGAGCCCGAGGCGCGTCGTGAGGATCTGTTTAACTAGCTCAGGAATGTTCGTTACAGAGCCGAAGGCTCCCACAGCGTCAACCGTAAGGGTTCCAGCCGGCGGAGCCCCTAGTCTACCGAAGCCTGCCGCTAGACAAGTTGCGTAGTATCCGGGAGGGATCGTCGCCGCCGCGAGCAACGCGTAGGTTGAATAATTCTGATAGAAGGTCAGCTTGTTTCCACGATCGTAGACAGCATCTACCGACGTAATGGTTCCGTCGTGAATCTGCCACGTGAGAAGAACTTGATCCACCCAGACGGGAGAGGCGTTGCGAACTTTGCCGAACAGAAGTGGCTTGAATTTTTGTAAGAGATCTGCTCCGCCCTCTGCGCCACCCGTCGCTGCATACTTGTTCGGTTGAAGCGGCTTGGCGAGCTTGTAGCTGTTGTCTCGGAGAGTCAAGACGAGGTTATTAGTGTCGGCAGTTATCTCAGTCGCCGAGCCGACGAACTCTGTGACGAAGGTAGCGTAGGCTGCACCCTGCTTCCCTCGCTTGATAGTGATGGGGCGAGCATCCCAAGAATAGTCTAGCAGATAGTCGAATCTACCGTCCACGTTATTGATCGTCGCGGAACCAAGCGACACACTAGTCTGGCCGGGAGTGTTCTCCTCGAAGATGGAAGTCTCGTGCGTGTACGCCTGCATGAGTCGTACAGGATACGCCTTCCCATTCTTCAGCTCAGCCTCAGTCAGAAGCCCCGAGCTGAAGTTCACACTAGTTGCAACCCCGCTGGTGTTGAGAGGAGTCGCTTCTAGAAGATATACTGTCTCACCACTCATCAGTACGTACCACTGACCTTAAAAGTTCTCCCGTTGACGGTGGTGTAGCCCGAAAAGTCCACACCGCCTGAATCCATGACGCCAGTGGAACCGTAGGTTCCTCCTGTTGAACTAACTCCAGTCCCTCCAGCGGTCGGCCCCGTCGGAGTGGAAGTCGTCGTAGTAGTCGTCGCAGGAATCTTCTGTCCTAGAGCAATGGCGAGATTGTTGATCGCATCCACCACATTCGTGCTTCCCTCCACGACTGCCTGACCGACTAGACCCATCGCGTCAATCATTTCGAGCGACTGATCATTAATCTCCTGCACCATGTCGTCGAGACCCGGAAGCTCAGGCGGGCCACCCGTAGTTCCAGGAAGACCAGTGCCGTTCTCGTACATTGCGAGTTGGTCAGTGACCTGCTTGAAGATGTCAAAGTAGTCAGTGCTAGACCCGTACATCTGGCGGGCCGCGTCCAGATAGTTCTGGGCGAAGGTAGAGAGTTGATCTACGTGACTGAAGTCCCCAGAGAGGAACTGCGAGGTGAGGCCGGTGTACAGATCGCGTGCGTTGGAGAACACAGTCTGCGTATTGAGCGGAGAGTTGCTGCTGGCCGTGAGAGAATTGTACAGATCCTGCGCCGCGCTGGCGAGACCATTAGTGGCGATGTCCGCCCATTGCTTCGCGAGATCTGCCCTCTTGCGACCATAGAGATCTTCCACGGCAACGAGGTCTCCGCCGACTGCCATCGCACTCTCGACTGCGTCGTGGTACTCCTTCTGTAACTGGTTGAAGGCGGCTAACGCAGGATTAGTATAACCTAGAATTCCCTGCTGGATATTGAAGTTGAACTCCTCCTTCATCGTGTTCATCATGCGTTGGCGAGCTTTGACGAGCTTATCCTCGCTGAGACCAAGAACAGTGGCCTGCGCCTTCAGCTTGTTGAACGCCTCGTTGAGATCGCTAATCTTCGAGGCGACGTCCGTGAGAGTAAAGGAGCCCTTGATGAACTGATCGTACGCCTGACCGATTCCGAGATCAGACTGTAGAGCCTCCATGGTAGTGGCCTTCGTATTCTTCGCCACCGTAAGGATCGTGTCGCTGAGGCCCTTGATCATTCCCTCGCGGATTTGTTTCAGAAGCGCGAAAGCCTGAACTTCCGAGTCGGTGCCGTAGATGTAATCTACGCCCATCGTTCCGGCTGGCTTTCCGTTTCCATTCACACCACGCGAGGACCAGAACGAGTACATTCCCTTGTTTCCAGGTCCCGCCGGATCGTACTCGCGCTTGCCGAAGGTGCCATAGTTTCCGGCACTGAGATAACCACCGTAGGTTGCAGCGAAGTCATTGAAGAGCGAGGCACCCGCCTGAGCCGCAGCCTGCCCGACCTTGGCGTCTGCATTTCCATGAGTGCCAGTCGTCCCCACTATTGCAACACCATTGTCTCCGACCTTAACCGCACCGAAGGAGCTGGGAATCTGTGGCTTCTTCTTCAGAAAGCCGAGAACACCGCCGACGACCGCGCCGATCGCAGCTCCCACCGGACCGCCGAGACTATAGCCTGCTGCGGCACCTCCGGTAATTCCGCCGGCGACTGCCTGCGTCCGGAAGCCGCCACCGAGAGCCTTGGCGACAGACTTACCAATCATGTTTCCGGTCTGGTACATCGCGAAGGCTGTTCCGGCTGCTCCCATCGCCCCGCTTATTGCATCGCCTGCTCCACCGGCTGGCATCCCACCCTTGACCCAGCTCGTAAATGTCCCGAAGGCAGCTCGACTCTGATCCATGGTTCGCATGAAGTTTGAGAAGAAGCTTGCCTGCTTCGCCGGAGGAGGAATTACGGCCGGATTAATCCCGGGAATAACTCCAGACTGACGACTTCCAGTGACGACGACGTCGCCATTGGGAGAGCTGTAGTTCGGGAAGACTAGCTCTCCGTTAGAGTCGAAGTAACCGCGACCACCTGAGACGGGAGCGTTCCGCGGATTGACGTCTTGGAAGTAGCCTTGCTGTCTACCGGAAATTCCACCGATAATTGTGTTCAGTGCTCCGAGAAGACCGTTTCCGGTTGAGTAAGAATTGACGGTCCCAGCCGGAGTTCCGACTCCCCCGAATCCAGCCGTGGCATTCGGTGCGAGAGTCTGAGTGAGAACCTGCTGAAGCCACTGCTTCAGAGGATTGAAGAGGACGAAATCCATGATGATCTTAGAGATCTGCTTGAAGATGTTCTTGAACATATCCAAGAAGCTGTCTCCGGCCTGCAAACCGTCACGGAATCCACCGACGATGGCGTCAGCCATATCTCCAGCTGCTTGACGCGCCTGCTCGTAATGATCGGAGAGATCTTTCATCACTCGGTCTAGATTCAAGGCCGCTGCGCGAGTGGCGACCATGTTGTTGAGCTGTGCTGGATCAGCACCCGCGTCTGCGAGCTCCTGCGCGTAGCCGACCAACTCGCGCATGTAGTCGATGTCTTCCTGACGAGCCCCGTGCTGATACATCGGAGCCAGAATCGCCGCCGCGCTCTGCTTATTCTCTAGCTCACGCTGCTCGTTGACGGCCTGCATGGAGAGCTTGAGCTGATCACGAATCTCGAGCTCCTTCTTCAGCTTGGCGTATTCTTCCTCTCTCCTATCTGCGCTGACGCCGACGAGTGCCGTCTCAATCTCGATGTATCGATTAACTTCAGCCTGCGATTTTCCACGCTGCTGAAGAAGATTGATGGCGTCAGACTGAATCTGGTTGTCCTGTTTCTGAGCCAGAATATCGGTGGCGACCTTCTCGTCTGCCTTAGCCTCGGCCGCTGCCTTCTGGCGAGCTTCCATGTAGCCGATGATGGCTTCCTTGGCGCTGTTGTAGCGATCAGCTTCCGTGTCCCCGGAAACCTCGACGCCTAGCTGTTTGGCTAGCTGCAACACGCCCTTGATTTTGTTCTCAGGACCCTTTATAGCGTCCTCGAAGCTCTTCTCCTGGTCGACAGCGGCAATGTGCGCCGCCGCGCCCACCTTATCGAAGGAGCCGCTCAGAAGCTTGTCGATGCTTTCGCTAGTTGACTTAGCGCGACCTTCAAGATCGGTCATGCCATTCATAGCTTGATCGATCGCGTTGTTTATATCATCCTGAGCTTTTTCTGCTTCTGACTTACCATGCTTCTTTTTTGTCTGAGCGGGAGCACCACCAGAGATTCCTCCGGTGGGCTTGTTATATTCAGGGAGAATTTGTTCAGCCCAATCGGAATATGGAAGTCCCTTGTAACCCTTCTGGCGACTCATGGAGAGAAGAGCATTAAATCTAGCGTGGAGCGCAGACTGAATAGGGGCAAAATTACCCCCTCCAGGTCCTGTAGCGCGAGTATCCACCATAGACATTGCAGCACCGAGTTGTTCAAACTCCTGCCTCGTCTGCGGGATGTTCCCTCGCAGAGCTACGCCTCCGGTAGGACTGTGATACACCACTCGATTGAGAAGATCCTGATCCTCTTTTGTAAAGTAACCCTCAGGTCCTTTTACAAACTTACCGCTCTTATCACGTACTTGGATGGCGTAGCCACCAATCTCAGCTATACGCTTATACGTGTCTAGTCCTTTAAGATCTTCTTGGCTGGCACGAAGTGCCGACTCGTTCATCTTCTGGATCATCTCTTGTAGACTTGCAGTAACCTGATTGGCACTGTCAGAAATATTCAAGAGACGAGCTGCATACGTGTCGGACCAGTTCACCGCATCTGGCATTTTCGCATTAACTGCGTCTAGTGCCTTAGCATTCTCATTCATCGCATCAGAGGATTTTCCCAGCCAGAGAACAAGACCAACAATAGCACTGGCAATGAGAACAAATAAATTCGCCTTCATGAAGAGATTAAGTCTGGCCCACGCTGCTCCAAGAGCCGTCGTGGCTACGGCAGCTTCGGCCGCTACGCCTCCAGCCGCCGCAGTCGCAGCAGCAGTTTCAGTGACGGCAGCGGTCGCAGCAGTAGAAGTCGCAGCCAACCCCACCAGACTAGCGGCCCACTTCAAAGTACTGCTGAGTGCCAAAGTTCCAATGATGGTGGCGACAGCCTCTATGTGATCTCCGAGAAACTTGAAAGCCTTCCCCAAAACCATGAGGAGAGTGTTCAGTGTGTTTGATTGGAGAAGTTTGGTGGCCGCATCCATCACACTGATGAGAGCTTGATTAAGTCCGCTGTGGCCGAGATCTCCTGAGGCGAAGGTGAACGCATTCTTAAGACGATTGAAGGCAGCGTCAACCGTCTTCGACATCTTGTCAGCAGAGCCGGCAAACTCGACCTGGAGAGCATTGGCGACGTCAATGATCGCCTGCTTCATCTTCTCGCCGCTGACGGCACCCTTCTTAAGAGCTTGATCCAGTTCTCCGGGCTTCGTCATCTTCAGGGCAACTGCGAAACGAACGAAGGCGCCTGGAAGACGATCACCCAGCTGACCACGAAGTTCTTCAGCCTGGATTTTACCCTTGGACATCATCTGCCCGAGAGCGCGGAAGACGCCATCAACATCTGCTGTGCTGAGCTGAAGAGCACGAGCAGCGGTGCTGAAACCTTCAAAGATCTGTCTAGACTCATCCAGAGTTAGATTAGTACCCTTCACCGAGCCCAGAAAGAAACCAAAAGATTCCGCAGCTTTTCTAAAATCAAGTCCTAGCTTCTCGGACAATTCTCTGATGAATGCGAAGGCAAAACCGGCCTTCGTAGCTGAGCCGGTCGCTGCTTGAAGCTGTGCGTTGATCTCAATCAGTGCATTCGCAGCACCGATGATAGCTTTACCAGCCAGGATTCCCCCGAGCGCGTTCCACGCAGTCTGCGTACGAAGGAGAGCTGTCTGAAGTAGGTTGTTAGACTTAATGAGGTTGCCGATACCCTTCTCGGCCTGACTGGTGTTAGACTTAATGTTGATAGTCTTTGGGGCAGCACCCTTCAGAGAGTTCAGCGAAGTCCTAGCTGAATTTGCAGCTTCCGTAAGAGCCCGCAATGCACGAATAGACGCTGTAAGGCCAGAGCCACCCTTGAAGCTGTTCAGGGCGTTCAGTAGAGCTGTGACGTTACGAGCTGCCGCAGCACTCGGACCCTTGAAGGTTGAGAGCGCCGCCAGCATCTGTACGAGGCCGCGGGGCATGGAGAACGTGCTGACGAATCTCAACGCGTTCAGAACTGCCAGAGTATTCTTGCCCGCCGTGGGGCTAGGACCTCTGTAGCCCGAGATTGTAGCGAGAAGGCTGGCGAGACCTGTAACCCTACCTAGATTCAGGGTACCGACGGACTTAAGTCCCTGAAGGAAGATGATGGTGTTGCGTACCGCCGCGTCGCTCGGAGCCCGAAATCCCGCGAACACCGAGCTGAGAGCTTTGAGCGAGCGAATAGCAGCATCGCTCACGGGACGCGCGTTGCGCTGCATGTCAGCGAAGGAAGAGCTCGCCTTCTTCGCGGCAGCGCTGACCCCACCCTCCATGCGATCAGCAGCAGCCTTGATGGCGTCGAACGACTTTACAATTCGTTGAGCACCGGCCTCTGCACCAGAGCCGTCAATACCTAGTTCGTAAGTGCTCATCCGCCTAGCCTCGGTGGAAGTTGACCAGCTTTAGTCTTGCTCGAGTTCTTATTCTTCTCCTTGAAGTCCTTCATGAATACCGCGTCCATCCTCTGAACGTGGTACAGGAAGTCCTCTCTGTCGACAGGATCGTAGATGTGAAAGAATTCGCAATAAGCGAGAACGTCGCTCATAGCGATGGGCTGCGGTGCGCCCATTCCGTACTGACGAGATAGAGAAAGACACATGAAACCTTCCCAAATCCAAACCAAATCTCGAAAGAGCTCAGGCTTGCTGTTCAATATTGGGAAGAGCGAGGGGTCCTCACCTCTCGCCAGTATGTCTTCCTCCATCTTCTCCAGATCAGGCTTGGGTTTTAATTCCCAGAGGAGAGCCTCTTCTAGTTTTTTCTTGCCGCCTCCCGCTGCTCTTTCTCAAACGTCGTGCGCTCCATCGCAGCCGTGAGAATGTCGTCGCGGAAGTCGCGGAACTCAGGGTTGCTAATGATCTTCAGAGCATTCTCGTGAGAGAATGGGAGCATCTTCGGCTCTTCACCAGCCTTGGGCTCCGGCGCGTCGGGATCTTCGACACCCTCCCAATTCACGATGATGATGCCGGCGACCTGCTTGTTCAGCAGCTCTTCCTGGAGGGAGTCAGGCATCTCGCGATTGCGGAACTGAGCCGTGTAGGGCTTCTCCAACTTGCGACGATACTCACGGGAAGCCTTGGAGGTAAGACGTCGAACTTGAACCTTCAGCCCGTCACCGAAGTCGACCCAGACGCCCTCTTCCTCGAGACTCTGATCGGTATTGTAGCGCTTACGAAAACCAGCCATGCGTATTACCTTTCTTCTCTACTAGTCTACTTAGGACTGGCCCCGAGGGGCAGGGCCAGTCCTAACCTTATGCGCTTCGCTCAACGATTAGACGCAGTAGTCGAACCGAGAGAGCAGAAGAGTATAGTCGCGTCCGTTCGCGATGTCACGCAGCGCTTGGAAGCCGAGCGGCGTCGTGAGATCGGTGTCGATTCCCGGGACTTCCGGAAAGCCCGAGTTGTACTTCAGGCGCGGAAGATCCCAAATCTCAGCACAGAGATTCGCCGAGTCGCGGAAGGCGATGGTTGCCCCCGAGGCGCTGCCGTTGCGGAGCTTTGTGAGAAGCGTCTCGTCGCCAAAGTAGGTCGTCAGAGTTCCCGTGATCGACGCGCGGCCGAGACCGAGACCGATAGCTCCCGGAGAACCGATGGCGTTGCGGGCACGAAGGCCGTTGTCCAGGGTGAAGGCGAAGCCGCTCACGTAGTTCGGCGCACCGATGACTGCACCCGCCTCCATGATCATCGGCACGGAGTTGGAACCGTCCAGCACCGAGTTGGAGCTGATCGGTTCGGTCACCGCGCCCGCGTCACGGGTCGCGCTGGGCGGGGACAGATCGGAGCCCATCCAGCTTAGCGTGGCCGTCACGACGCCGCGCGTCTCTGCCGAGATAGCGAGCGAGGAAGGCTGCTGCCCCGAGGCGTAGGAGTAACGAACACCAGCAGCGAGCGTGTACTCCTTCTCCAGACGATAGGTGAACTGAGTGACACCGTTGCGGATTGTGTCACCGAAGTAGACGCGAATGGTCTTGCCGGTGCCGGTATCCGCAGCGAAGATACCCTGCGTGATGTCGAAGCTCAGACGATTCGCGGCAATGGCGCTGATGCGAGCGAAACCGTTGTTCGCGGCAGTGCCAAAGGAGAAGGCGCCACCCTCGTTCGAGATCTTCACCCACTGGCCGACGATGAGACCGAGCGTGGTGAAATTCAGGGACGTGGAGGTGAGAGCAGGGCCACCCGTGATGGTGGCGACGATGTCACCCGAGGCACCCTGGAAGCCGACCACCTTCGTCTTCGCCGTTGCGGGCGGAGAGGCCTCGATGGTGAACGTTCCTGCGATGGTCGTCGCGGTTCCTGCCGTGATCGGGAACAAACCGTTGTTCGCCGGGACGCCGTAGCCAGTGTTGCGGATCAGCATTCCCGTGACGAAAGCAGACGCCGTCGCATTATTCTGCGAGCCGGCGAGAACCGAGGTAGCCGCGACGGTAATGGCAGTAGCCGAGACAGCTGTGATGCGCGTGGCTGAGGCACCATACTCCCAGTGAGCACCGTTCGAGACCTCGGGCGTGCGGAGCCAGTTGTTGCAGAACAGACCCTCGAGAAACGAGTCCATGTTCTCGATGGAAAGCTCCATCGCCATGTCGCCGCCAGCGTCACGACCCGTATTGATCAGGTCATTGACCTGTCGCGTGGAGTCGATCTCGTTGGTGACCTCGTTCGTCGGCGTGAAGCTCACCGCATCCGACGTGCGGCGAATTTCCTTGTAGACGGGATTCGTGGGAGCCACACCGAAGGACGGTTCCTTGGCGACCCTAAGTGCAGTCCTATTACTGTCCATCAGTTAGGCCTCCTGAGTTTGCCTACGCATAGCTCCAGACGTGGAGAGATGCAAGTGTTATTTTTCGACGTTTTGATCACGATAGAAGGGAGCTTCGAAGACGTACCGATCCCAGTTATCGTCAAGGTTAGCGGCGCGAATTTCGTTTGTCGCCATAGCACGACTCGATGGTGTTTGGAACACAATTAGCTCACCATCAGAAGTCGTCAGCTCCAGCATCTCATATACGAGACTCCAGATGTCAGCCAGAGTTCTGGACTCCTTGGTTCCCTCATTCTTCGGTGTGTAGATGTCCACCTGCATCGTGCCGAAACTTCTCTTGGTGAATGAGCGGCCGAGGCTACGGCGAATTGTCCCCCTGTCCACGATGTTGAACACCGCGAACATCGTATCCTGCGGAGTCTCGAACGCTTGATTCGGCCAAGCGATGTTCTCGCCGAACTCAGGCTCGGCGACACTCTTGAAGTGTTCCGAGATCGCGGCTCTCTCAGTTTCTTTGGACACTCTTCACAAATCCCATCAAGGAGTACTCTAGAAGTGTCTCACCTCTGCGAGTCATACCGCCTGGAGGAGTACGAGACTGATGACCTTCTCTGGCGTAAGATCCGTACTCAACCTCACTGAACTCGGGGCGGTTGTTCGTGAGGTAGAAGCTCTGAAAAGGATTCGCCTTCGCTGCCGCGAGAACGATCTCAAACTCCTCCTGAACTACCGCCGCGTTGGCGCGACGACGAGGCTCTGAGCCGAGAGGAAGATCACTGGTCTTTCCCGGGAGCGCAGGCTCCGTCACAGCACCGCGAGTAGACTTAATGGGCGAGCCAATGCTCCAGCGGAAGTTGACGAGAGTACGACCAGTGTAGACAGGAGTCTCTAGAATAGACTTCTGCATGTCCGTGAGACCCATCGCCAGTCTGGCTGAGAGAACCTCGCGAACATTCTTCATCGCCTGCTCGCCGATGCGATTAAATCCTCGTGGCCTCTTGAAGCGAGGACGCATCATGGCTTGCGCGCTCATGCCTGCCTCCCGAAGATGACGTGCAGCTTCTGTCCCGGGATTGGTCGTGACATAAGAACATTGAATTTTCTGCCGGTGGACAACTCGAAGAAGTCATTCTCCGCTGGATCGATCGGTAGATCCTTGGCGGGTACCAGAAACTTCGCATCCGTGATAGATATGGGAGAAGCCTCGCGCTCCTGAAGACTAGTACCAGTCTCTATGAACCGTACATTTGAGAACACCTGAGTAGTAGTAGCTCGCTTATCCGTAACCGGATCGTAGTCACCGCTACCAGTCTTCTTCGTGTAAGTCCCTGTGACCACAATCTCAGAAGCCAGCGAGAATGCTGTCTCGATGCCGTCAGCGACTAAGTTCAGGAGCCCATCCATCTAGCCTACCTGGACTCGGCGTACTCGAGTGCCTAACGTGTACTCTCCGAGGCCGCGCAGGGCAAGTAGGGCGGCGGCTGGTACGGGGGCTTTACCCCTAGACCCTCCGTTTTGCGTTGAGCTAAACTGAAGTTCAATAACGTCGATCTTGAGACGGTCTACGCCCGTGGAAGAAGGTGCCTCGAACACATCTCCATTCCGCCAGAGATACATCGCGAGTTCCATCGTCGCGATCTTGACGCCGCGAGGAACTACGTTGCTGGCGATGGGTCGATACTCGGAGTCGAACACCAGAGAACGAGGCCAACCGAGACCTTGCGTGGTGCTGTAGATAGTTCCCTTCCACGTCATGATGCTGTCGAGCATCGTGGAAGCCGTCATGAGGAGATTTTCTTTGTCCGACTCACCGAGCTCACTCCAATTGTCTGAATAGAACGGGTGAGAAGAGAAGTAGTCATCAGACTCTACGACGGAGACGTACGAAGTTGCTTGTGCGAGACCGGTGCCGTCCTCTACTGTGAAAATCGGCATTTCAATCTCCTTTAGGCGAGCATAGCATGAGAAATATCTCTTGACCAGCCTACAGAATGCAAGCGCTGAACTTCTTAATCAGTGATGAAGGCGTACCCACTCGGCTTGGTAGTTACCGTCGGAGGAGTTTCTGTAATCGCAATCATGATGCTGCAACCATCCCCCGAAGTTCCTCCGGGCTGCGAGGTGAAGCTAGCTCCCGAGCCGATGAGAAACTCTGATCGTGTAGAGATGTTGGTGGCGGCGCTTCCTCCAGACGTACCCACGTCTAAGCCAAGAGTCCAGCCTGTGGTCTGTGTGCTGATGGAAGTTGAAGTTGACTCAAGTCCCGCTGCTCGCTGCAGAAGAGTTTCCTTCGCCGTGTCGAGACCTGATATGGTCAGAGCGGCTGGTGCTCCTGTGGCGTTGTTGGTCTGCGGAGTCGCATAGGTGAACGTTGATCCAGCGGCGGGTGTGAAGCTGCGCGCACTCATGCACTTCGCCGCTGGGCTGAAGCTGAAGTTCGCCGTAAGGGAAGTTCCAGAAGCTACTGCTGTCGTGATGACGCATCGCCAGAGAGATAAGGTGACGCCTCCGGCCGCAGCTCCGCCGCTGTTTGTTATCTCCGCGGCCTTGGTGAAGGTGTTCCCACCGCAGGTAACGCTCGTGTGAGTAGAGGTAGCTCCGCCGGTACTGGAGGAGTTGTCAGTGGCGACCTGCACCACGACTACGTCGCCGACATTCAGAGCCGCCGTAGTCGTCAGACTAATGTTGTTGGCGGCTGTCTTGTTCTGGGCCGAGCCTATTGAGCCATTGTCAGTCCAGGACATAGCTATCTCGTATAGCGAATAGTGACCGTCAGACGCTTCACGGTGGAAGCGCTGTCCACACTAGCCCTCAGAACATCTCCCTGAGCTAGAGCGGTGGTCCAGGTTGAGATGGCTAGATCTTGATTCTTCTGGGCTGACGAGAGCGTCGGTTTCTCCGTTCCCGAGATTGCCGTGAAGGTCGGATAGTTGGCGTAGGTAGCCTTAGAGATCGTAACTACGGCCGAGCCGGATACATCGCCTGTGATGGTCCAGCCTGTGATGTTCGCTGCATAGGGAAAGTCGGGAAGATCGAGAGTTTGTCCAGCCGCAATGACTGCTCCGCCTCCGTCGAGGACGAACGTGATGCTTCCTGACGAGACTCCTAGGAGCGTTCTCGCGGCGGCAGGAGTGAGCTCCTCTCCCTGACCCGTTCCGGCAGAGCTGCGACCATAGATCACACCCGTAGCCGAGAAGATCTGCTGAATTGATAGCTGGTTCATCAGTAGGCCCTCGATCTCCGCTTAAAATCAGTCGTCTTTACCGTGATGGTCGCGTTGCTTGAGTTACTCGCAGCATCGGTGGCAGTGATCTGAACTTGCCGAGTCACTCTCGCATTCTGCGCTGGAAGAGTTAGAGTATTTCCGCTTAGAGTGAAGAGCGCCTGATCTGCTCCGCCCGTCTTAGTCCAAACCGCCGCAGGATCGTCGGAGGTTAGGGTGAGCGATAAAGGTGTCTTGGGCTTCAGGTTGACGGTAGTGCGATTTGTGATGACGGGAGCAGTCGTATCACTTCCCGCGACTGGTACAGAGAAGATGAAGTCGTCAAACTCAATGGACGAGCCTCCGGCGATCGGACCGTAGATGTAGAAGCGAATTGTAACAGGCGAGGTAAGGTCTAAGTTGGTAGAGAAGTCATACTCCGTGTAAGTCGTTCTGATCGTGGGTACAGGATTATCGGGTATGAGATCACTAGCGAACCCGTCAATGCTAGAACGAATAATGAACCCGCGAGGCGTTGAAGATCCACCGCGCGCTGCCCTGAGCTGGATGCGCTTGAGGAATAGACCCGCACCGCCGTGAATAGTGAATTGAAAATAGTCGTTGCTAGTCACCGCTGCTGCGGCAGTCGTCGCCACAGCGGGAATAGCTCTCAACTCAGGTGTTGGATAGCCGACGCTGCTGTCACCCACCGTTGCTATGATTGTAGAGCCGAGAGAAATTACATCCGCAGTGATGTGACTTCCGGAGATCGTAGCTGCCCCGGGAGTAGCTCCGTTGAAATTATAGATGGCTGTCTCAGTGACCGTGCTGGAGGGTGTAATCGGTTCAAAGACAATCGTAACGCCGTCCGTAGTACTCTGAGATCCAGAGTTCCACGTTACATTGTAGATTCCCTGTCCGAATTCTACCCACTCATAGCTACTGACGTCAACTAGCTCTCCGATCTCTGTGCCGTTCTTCGGGGTTATTCCCCCACTCGCGGAGAATACGTTAAAGCTCAGAGCAGCACCGGCGTCCGGTACATTGATCGGAGATGGGTAGACCTTCGGGTCTGCTATTGATCCACTCAGTCGAGTAGTGAAGATGGGACTAATGTCTAGAGAAGAGTTAGCCGTAACCCCGCCCAGCATGACTAGATCTACAGTAAGATTGAAGGTTACAGTTACTGTCTCACTCGCTGCGGTGCGAGAACCAGAAGTATCAGCCCATATTTGAACAGCGTCCGAAGTAGAACCAGTATCTATCCTGACGCACGAGTTACCGTTGCAAACCACACTGGAGATTGTCCGCGTGGAATTATCGGCGAACCAGATGCAAATAATTCTATAGCCTGAGGCGAAGCTGAAGCTACGACTCACTACGGAAGAACCGTAGGCATTTGAAAAACGCTGTGCTGCCGCGAAGGTAAACATCGCGGCTACCTGATCATATAGGCTATATTAGCAAGCGTCGCGTCGGCAGTCGCAGGGCCGGTCCAGTAGACCATAGCTCCGCTCTCTATCGCTGCGTTCGTCATGCTAATAGTCGCCGCCTGAGCTCCTCCAGAACCTCCTGCGGCGAAGGTGGCGGTGAGAATTTGCACAGGGGTAGCGCCGACCGAGGTCTTCTTCCACAGAGTCAGAACTGTCGACGCCGTGGCCCCCGTGAGTGCCCACACCTGACAATTAGCAGTGGTGAGATTGATGGCCTTCGGAGCGAAGCCTAGATTGATAGTCTCGGCGTCAGCCATCAACCCGTCGATACCACCGTCCCATCCTAGAATGGAGGGATTAGTGGCGGGCTTGATTATCGTGATGGAGTCGCCACTAGCGTAGCTCGTGAGAGTTAGAGTCGCTCCAACGATGGTGTAGTCGGTCGTGGGACGCTGAAACACACCCCTCACGAAGACGAAGACGTCGTTGACAGTTAGACCAGACTCGGGAAGAGTGACATCCTGCGAAGTACCTGTTCCAGTAGCCGTCGTGGTCCAGCCCGGAGTTGCCGAGCCTCCTCCTCCGGTGCTGAGAGGACCTACGGTAGCTCCATTTATTCTTACGAAGAGACCCGTCGTAGTCGTCCACAGCTCTCCATCCGCGGGAGAGCCTGGAGCCGTTCTGTGTGGGAGAACTAGAGGCCCGAGGACCTTCACAACGACTCCTTATGCGTGAACGACTACGCGATAGCTATTCGCAGCCGGAGCTGAGGCAAACGTGACTTGTACCGTATTGACACCGTTGGCGACGACGTCCGCTGTGACCATCGCGTTCGTGGCCTTCTCTCGCACGGATACCGTCACGTCTTGAGTGCCGAGATTGTGAGTCACGGTAATAGTCGTGCTCGTACCGTCGCCGATGTCCGACGCGTACTTACGGACGACTACGGCAGTGTCAACCGACACGCCGCCAGCGGCCACCGAGATTCCGCCACCAGCGGCAGCGTTGACTGCGATGCTGTTGCCGCTGATGGTGATGCCGTTGCCCTGAGTGTATCCAGCGGCGGCACCGAACTGATTGATGGTGATGGCGGTCGTACCGACGGTGATCGTGCCCGTGTTCTCGATACGCCACTGAGTCTTGCTGTTAGTCGTGCCTTCCTCGACGAACCAGAAGGCGCCTGGAGTCAGCTCATTGTTCTGGTCAGCGTCGGCGGCGCGAGTCAGAGGAGAGCCAGAGCCATTGAAGACGTAGACGCCATTCTGCGACGCCGTAGTCTGGTTCTTCAGAAGAACACGATCACCGTTAGCCAGAGTGACGCCGTCGATAGCTGTTCCTGGTGCGGAGATCGTGACGTTCGCCGTAGAGGCGGCACGAACTGATGGCTTGCCGTCGATCCCAGCCGCAGCTGACTGAACTGAGCTGTCGACGTACCCCATCGTCGCCGCGTCGCCCGGATTCGTCGGAGTCGCTAGATTGGTGATCTTCTGACCGTTGAGATTAACGGCGGCTGTAGGAGCCGTCAGCTGATCCAGACGCGTGGCCTGAACAGCTGTGCCGAAGTCACTGATCGTAGCGGCGAGCTGTGTTCCGGTGTGATTCGCGCGATTGAGAACATTCGCGAGAGAACTTCCGCCGAGCAGAGCTGAGTCCGTGGCCTTGTTGGTGAAGGCCGTGCCGTCGTACCAGCGGGGAGCTCCGAGAGCCGTGTCGTAGTACATCTGACCCGTGACCGGAGTCCCGGGAGCAGAAGCGAGAGGATGCAGAACCGGATTCTGGATCTGGAGCTTGTTGAGGTCGAGATTGACAACCATCTTCATGGTCTGGTACTCCTCAATTCAAATACGCCGTTCCGGAGACGGGAACATCGAACGCCACGCTGAGGAGGTTCGCGTCGAGATACGTGACCTCTGCGAGAAGCTCCCTGCCGAGATTATCCACAATCGTGGTGGACGGGAATCTACCGAGATTGTGGGAGATGTTCCAAATTGTGTCAGCCGAGGCCTGATTGTAGACGAAGGTCGTCTGAATCCCGTTGCCCTCCGGTCCCTGAGGACCTTGAATTCCGGGAACACCGTCGCGCTGAATCAGAACAGTCGGAGCCTGCACCTGAGTAACGACGGGCGTAGGATCGCCTTGAACCAAGGTGACGACTGACTGCTGGCGTAGGATGACCGCGTCGGTCATTGATCACCTCGCCGAATCTTTCCAGGCCAGATCTCAACGGCTGGGTCGTTCGTCTCGTCTAGCACCGAGAAGTTGATCCAGTGCGAAGAAAACTCAGCCGCCTCAGCCTCCTCGATTGTGAGAACCTTTCCACCTGCGAACGACGCGTCGTCCGTCAGAAGCTTGTTGAGACGAGTGCCGGCGACGAAGCGAAGAGTGAGAGCAGAGGCGTCGATGGGAGTCCCGTCAGCCTGCTGCATCCGCACGGGAATCACGACCGCCCCAGCTCGCGGTAGCGTGATGTTCCCATCTGAGTCCACCGGAGCTGGGATTGTCGGCACTTCTAGAACACCCCTTCTAATGAAAGCGCCCGCCGCAGCGCGACGACTGCGACGGGCGCTCAGTCCGCTGGCTGGCGGAACTGATTACTTCTGGCCGGAAGCGCCCGACTGACCTGCCTTGCCGTCGCCCTGACCTTCGGCCTTCTTGCCGTCGCCCTGAGCGGCCGACTGCTTGGCCTTCTCGGCGTCCTGCTCCGAGGCGGAGGTCGGACCCTTGGCCTTCACAGGCTCGCCGTCGTTCTCGCCCGACTGACGGATCTTCTCCGCGTCCTTGGCATTCTCGCCGACGACGACGCGGCCAGCGATGCCGGAGACTTCCGCGACGATGTGATCGTCGGGAATGTTCGCCGCCATGCCGGAGCGAAGAGGCGTTGCCGCGAGACGAGCCGCCTCGATGGCACCGTTTTCGACGAGCTTGTACTCGTCGCCCTGCGCGTTGAGAAGTTCCTTCGCGTCCACCGGATAGAGGTTCTGGCGACGACCCTTCTTGTCCTCAACGGTCACCAATCCCGGGACCATCGCAGAGGGGAGCATTCCTTCACGTACCGTCATGTCAATTCACTCCTTTCCGCCGCCCCGATTACGGAAGCGGATTCTGCGTGATCATCGCGGCGAAGTTGATGGAGGGCGTGGTGCCGCCCGCCGCCAGATACGCCCGAGCATAGGGCTTCGGAGCCCCATCCTCGCCGATGTTGTTGAACGGCACGGTGCGGCGACCGACTCCCTGGACGTCCTGACCAGCCGTGGCTGCCGACGCCCCACCGACCACGCGAGCCGCGATCGTCACGTCCGTCGCGAACGTGGCGTCCGAGGACACCTGGAGGCGAATGTCGTAGGTCTCGTCCGCGCTGGTGACGTCCAGAGCCGAGATGTCCACGACGAACGCGCCGCTGACGACACCCGTACCGAGATTGACGACGCGATTGACGCCGCCCACCTGACCGGCACCCGAGGCCGTGAGAACGCCCGCGTCCTTCAGCTGAAGAGACGCATCCATCGTGGCGTTCATGACGTTACGCTGAGTTCCCATTGCAGAATCTCCTTTCCGCTCTCGTTAGGCGACCAGAGCGGCGT